ATTTTTGTAGGGTGAGCTACCAAAAACAAATGACACCTGTATTCTCTAGCTGCCCTACGCAATTCAGTTAAAACTCTACTGATGTATTCTGTCTCTGTCAAACCATTAGGTCTATAGTGGTCCATCTCATTCCAAGGGTCAATCACCAGCGCACGAGGTTGAGCAATAGACATATCCAACCAAGGCAATGCTTCGTTAATAATGTGCATAGGTGTGAACTCTGTTTCGCTTGGTTTAATAAACGAAAAGTTTTTATTCATTCTATCTAGCGCATCATACATTTCCTCTTGCGACATACGGCTTTTACCAAAAAAAGGTTTTGCAGCATATTTTTCAATAATCTTTTTAGCATGCATCTCTAATGGATGGTTTTCAGGAGAAAACATAGCAATACGATAATTGTGATGTATGGCGAGATTAACGCACAAAGCATCCAGCCATTCACTTTTACCGTGGGAAGGCATACCCGTGATAACAGTAAACTCACCATGTTTGACAGTAAAAAATTCATCAACATTAGACCATCCAGTTGTATGACCACGTGCTATCCCCTCATCGTAAAGTGCATCTATTTCTGTAAGTAAACTTCTAGGATTAACTATCATATTAATTCACCAATTGTCCTTTCTTTAAAGGACTGACATTAGCCCAGTTTGATTTAATAGCTGACATAAACGCTGAATCCCAATTAACATAAGTGTAGCCATTAGCTTGAGCCTTTAATACAAAATAATCCAAGTGTTTTTGTAAATGAATATAGCCTTCTTGATTAGCCCAGTTTATTACACGTTCACTAATAGAAAAATTGTTAGGAAGTGGTGTTTTAATATTTCTTTTCTTTTCTTCTTTCTTCTCTTCTATTAATTCAGACTTTTTCGGATTATGTACCGATATTGTCGGGAGTTTGTCGGGAGATTTACTCATGCTTTGAATTAACTTTTGCGTGTATTCATCTGTTCTAGTTGCCATTTTCAAGCAAGTTATAATATTGTTAGTGTTCTCAAAAAGCTCTAATTCAACCATATATGTCATAATATGTTGAACTAAATCACTACTTAATTTAAAATCATCTGCAATTAATTCTGCATCGTGTTCAAGCTCAAAAGTAAGATTATGCTTATCTACATTGCGAGATATTAACTCAAGACAATACCAATATATTCCGTAGCCTTGTGCGCCATACTTTAAACGTAGTTTTTTAAGTTTTGCATCATTACTAGCATCTGAATCGTGTTTAAACCATTTCATATTCTTTATCCTCTAATTCTCTAAACTTTACTCCTAAATTATAAAATCTCAAACTATTTTCTTCTTCTGGCTCTTCAATCCTCATGCAAAAGCTTTCATAAGTTGCATCTATATAACCAGCAATAATAAAACTTATTTTTCTTCTATCCCATGGTCCATCAAAATCCAAAACTGATGATATATATCTAAACGGGTCAATTTTATTGTGATAATTTTCATGGCAACTTTTACATAAAACTGATAATTGATGCAAAGTATATTCCCAAGGCTCTTTACCTTTAATATAATCTTTATGATGTACATTTAATGTTTGGTCACTAGCAAAACAATTTGAACACATGAATCGTGATTTTTGCATCGCTTCAAGACGAAGCTTTTGCCAACGAGGGTCTTGTAGTTTTTCATAATAAGTTTTAGCAGACATATTAATTCCTATTCAGTAGCGGGCTGGTTGATAAGACCAACAAGTAAAAATCACGCCAGGACGTACACGGATAAATACTGACTCCGCTATTGAATAGAAACTAATATAATTGTATAACATTGATACATCCTGTTAGTGAATTGGTTTATCAAGCCAATGCCGTAAGTCTACCACAAAACGCACAATATTGCCAATACTTTGTAATTCTATAAATTTAATTCTATATAACAAAATATTCTAAAAATTATTTATAAAAAAGTGTTGACACAGTTCCAATCTCGGAATAATATAGCTACATCAACAACAAAAACGGAGACACACATGTTAGATAATTTATTAATTTTATGTTTAGGCGGTGCAGTAATTTGTGCCATATTTGTAATTGCAGGTTTAATTGCTAAATGGAAAGGTTGGGAATAACATGAGCGACCATTACGAATATTATCTTAACAACCCACATGAACGCAAAGTGGACTATGAAATACAAGACGAATACATAGAAGATAAAGTTGAAGAAGTGGCAGACAACAAAGATTTTGTTTGGGAGCTGTTATCAGAAGAATACGTTGACTTTGATTTAACACAAACAACATTACGTGCTATGTTTAAATCATATGTAAAACGTATGCACACAACTAAACAAGAATCTAAAGACAAAGCTGATGCTGACCTTATGTTGTTTACTAAAGCGCTTATGGCAGCTATGTATCAAAAATCTACAGAACTTGTTGAGGAGATGGAATAATGTGCCAGGCAATGTTTGAAGCGCAAGTTATGTCAGAGTTACAGATTTTAGAACTAGAGAAAAATACATACATAGGTTGCATATATTGCGGTGAACCTAAAGGCGATAGTCTTGAATGTTGTGGTGAAAATCACTTTGACGAGATGGAGGAGTAATGTATAATACCAAACTTGGAATAGGAGAATTAAGTGTATACAGTAGAAGAAATAGCAGAACAGATGGGCAAATCAGGGAGATGGGTCAGGAAGTTGTGTATTGAAGGCAAGTTAAAAGCAGTTAAAATGGGTCACGCATGGGTTATTTTGGAGGCATGGAAATGATTACAAACCTAGTAGTAAACGGATTAGAACTAACGGTAGAGTACGACCTAGATGTAAGTGCTGTATTTTTTGGTGATTTAGAATCAGAATACGTAGAGATTGATATTAGTAGGATTATGTGGATGGGTAACGATGTATTACCACTTATTCATGCGCTAGAAGGTGTAGAAACACTTAAATTAATTATTCGTGATAGATTTGAGGACATAGAATGAACTACTCTGAAATCAGAAAGGTAAACGTAAATGAACACATTGAACAAAAAAACGGACTTAACTACCTCTCATGGGCTTGGGCAGTCGACCAGCTACTACAACTCGATTCTGCGGCTACATGGTCATACGGTGAACCTGTACGCTTCGGTGAAACCCTCATGGTCTTCTGCACAGTTAAAGCCTTTGGTAAAGAAATGACTGCTCAATTACCTGTCATGGATTATCGCAACAAAGCTATTGCAAATCCTGATGCAATGTCTGTCAATACGGCAATGCAAAGGTGTCTTGCCAAAGCTATTGCGTTACATGGTCTTGGGTTATATATTTATACGGGTGAGGACTTGGTTGACCAAGATACTGTTAAAAAGCCTGAAGCTGTAACTCCTAACGCTGGTGCGCTTGATGGCATTAGCAAAGAGGACATGGATATTTTGCATGAGTTAGCAGAATCATTTACTAACTATGTAAAAGATAGCAAGATTGAAGCAGCCAAAGAGATTTGGGCATCACTTGATAATGAGCAGAAAACTGCGCTATGGTCATTATTAGATTCTAAAACACGCAGCACATTTAAAAAGGGCTAATCATGGCTGAAAAGAAAGTTTATTTTAATAGCGGTTTTCTTAACAAAGTTAAAGATAAGAAATCAGACAAAGCACCAGACTATCGTGTCAACATTACACTTGATACAGATACGTTAGATGCAATCATTGCGGCAGGTGGCAAATTACAACTTGCTGGCTGGGAACGTGAAGGTGCTAATGGCAAATATGTTAGCTTTGTAGCGTCTGCTGATACATTTGTACCAAAGACACAAGTAACGGAAGAAATTGAATCGGATATTCCGTTCTAACGAAAATGGGCGAAAGCGCTAATTTGTCTGACTGTCAGACCATAATGTATTGTGCTCAACTTACATTAACCCAGCGTTAGTAGCTCATCCTTAAAGGAGATGAAAATGCGTAATTTAGTGATATATTATCCAACAACTGATTTATTAGATGACTTTAGAGGTCTATCAGCACCTCCAGAAGATGCGTTAAACGCTCGCTACGCTGCCGTAGAGCGCATAAAATTTGAATTAGATAGTAAGTATCGTCTGCACCCAAATAACTTCGTAAAACACGCTTCTACGAGTATAAAATGAATATTTGGATAGATGATGATTACAAATATGTAATGATGGTTGCAATTTTAAAAGATGAAAAAGAGTTTGTAGAAACCATTATTGAGCAAGATGATTATATTAATGAGCAAGATAGATTTGATGATTTAGAATATCTTAATGCTATTAATGTATTATTAAAAAATTATGAGGTGCAAGATGGAAGACCTTGACAATAAATATTACACAACGCTAGGTAAAAACTTGGCGTTACGTTTTAATTTAAACGTAATTGAGTCTGAATGGAATGAATTAGGCAAATATGCTTGGATGGTTGCTCACTTTGTAGAAGCTGAAAGCATTAGGGATGCTAGGGAGGTTAAAAACAAATGATTATTACTGTTAAAAGTTTCAATGAAAATGAAGATGGTGGTGCAGATTGCGACATTGAAATGGATTCAGATGCTAAACGCTATTTAATTGAGCAAGGCTTTATTAGTATGCTAAATACAGCCCTTGATAAAAATCCAGCGTGGTGGACTGAAGAAGATGAAAAACGGATGGATATTGTAGGTCAGAACGGGAATGTAGGTTATGAGTAAAACATATTATGAGAAATTTATAGCTGGAAAGGATAAGCCTGTGAGTGATGGAATGACAGAGATGTACAGAGATGCTTTAGATAAGCAAGTAGGTGGCAATCATTATGCTGCTATGAAGATTCAGCCTGTGGAGTTTATTACGGCTAACAATCTGACTTTTCTTGAAGGTAACGTGGTAAAGTATATTTCAAGACATCATGCTAAAAATGGCGCTGACGATGTTAAGAAAGCTATTCATTATTGTGAGTTAATTTTAAAGACGGTGTACGGACAATGATACAAGGAATTATAGAGTATATAGTATGCTATGCCAGCGCTTTTGCATTAGGTTTTTGCACAGCGCTGGTTTTAGTTTATGTTTATTTGAAGCTTGCAGGTCTACCAAAACTATTTTGATTTGCATAGTTTACTGATTGTTTAACTATATCTTGCTTGCTCATGTTTGGATTACACATGCCTAATGCTAAACCAGCAGCATCTTGTGTTACATTGTCTTGAGCATTTTTACCGCTATTGTATAAAGCTTGATATAATTTTGCATTGTTTAAAGCACCATAGTAATCTGCTGGCGCACGTTGACCCCAATCAGCAGAACCAGCATATTCAGCAGCAGTATCTCTAGGTGAGCCAACCATACGTTCTGTGCCAATAGCACCTTTGCCATTATCACCAAAAGCATATTTGTCTAACATGGCTGGCATTTCATTGTTATACCATGTTTCATGTTGAGCAAATTCAGGACTTCTATAATCCTTAAGTGCTTTAATTAAACTAGAAATATCTGCCATGATTATCCTTTAAATAATGCTGCTTCAGCTTTACGTCTTAAATCTAAACCTTTTAAGATTTTGCCACCAGCTTTGTTATATTTGAGAAGCGACTCAATAGCCCCTTCGTAATCTTGTCGATTAAGTTTTTGACGCAACGTGCTTTTTTGAAGTGTGCCAAGACCAAGATTAAAGCTAAAAGCCACAAGGCAATCGAACTGACCTTGTGTAAGCGATACAGTAATATAACGCTCGACCCCACGCTCAAATCTGTAGACATCTGTAAGAAATAACTTGTCAATTTCGTCATCGCTCCATACACGGTTATGCTCTGCTTTTAATGGATAAGATTTACGGCTATCCATAGGCAATTTAGCTTGTTCAGGATACAAGACGCTTCCAACACCAATAGTCCATAGCAAAGCAGGGCATAGATAAGGGCGGTTTTTCACGCCCTCAAAATGCTTGATTAAATCAATACCTTTTTTGCTTATCTTCATTTCTTAAATGCCTGACCGCCAAAGTAAAATGAAATGATAGAACTAAAGATTATTTGTGAATCGTCATCCCATAGCAAGTTTAACGCACTATCAAACGAAACACCTGTATGAATAGCATAATAGAAGCCAAATACATCTACGAACACTAATAATAAAAACATGCCATAAGCGATACCAGGACGCACCATAGCACGAGCATTAATTACCCATGTGCTTGCACCTTTAGCAGACTCAATATCGTGCTGTAAAAGTGCTTTGTGTTCGTCAATGTTAGCTTGACCTTGTTGCAAGTCAGCGTTAATTTTAAGCTCATCTAAATGAATAGCCTCAATACGTTCTTGTGAAACGAAGCCAGCTTGTTGCATTTGTAGTTGTTGCGCCATCTGCATTTGAGCTAGTTCAATTTCATGCTTCTTGTCTGAACGGTCTTGCAAGAAGTCTAAAATTTTTGGTACACCGCCCATTAAAAACGATACAACGGTAGTAAATAAGGTCATCATAATTAATTGCCTAATGGGTTGGAAGTTGCACGTTTAAGCGCTTTAAGTTGTGATTCCATGCCTTCACGAGTAGCTTTCATTTCTTCACGAACGCCTAATAAAGAAGCGTTAGTTTCACGCACATTACCGTTAGTAATCGCTTTGGCTTCGTTAGCAGTACCAATAGCGTTTGACACCTTTTCTTGCATAGACACTAATTGATTAGATGTTTGCACCATTGAGTCTTTAACCACATTCACAGATTGTTGTTGTGCAGCTAGTTGAACTTTAAGCTCGTTTACTTGTGTACGTAATTCAGCATCATCGTAAGGTTTAGCACCCTCAATAGCTTCAGTCGCAGCTATAACACGATTGTAAGTCGTTATCCCTACGTAGGCTGTCCCACCTATCGCTGGCAATATGATTGAAAGCGTCAGCAGTATTGCTTTCGGTGATAAGGTTGAGAAGGAATCCTTGATTTCCTCGAAGCTCATTCGGTAACTCCTGTGTGTATTCTAGTGCATTGGTTAATTGGACTTGCTGGTCTTGCATTGGCTTGTTCATAATCTCTAAAGACATGACTAAACCAAAGCCAGGTATTAATTGCTTACCTTTGGGTACTTCTGGTGTATTCTGCGTAGTCACGTTCGATGTAGTCTGCGATGGTGTTGGACTCACGATTGGCTGTGATGTTGACACTGTAGGTGGTGGCGGTGCAGCTACTATCGGTGGTGGTTCTGGTGCAGGTGGTGGAGGCGGTGGCGCTGGTGGAGGAGGCGCTATCGGACTCGCTGGATTTACAGGACTTGATACATTGGTCGGATTTGTTATCGACTTTGTGCAAGTGTTCTGCGTTTCTATCCACGCTCCAAAAATAGGTTGACCGTAAGGGTCTGGGCATGACGAAGTTTGTTGCTGTGTTATAGAGCCAACATAGCCACTTTGACATGCTATTTGTCTTTCTTGAACAGTGCTGTGACAAGTTGGAAGGTCTGCTGTGCAATTGTTCGAAGTTGTAACCCAAGCTCCCCAAGTTTGGCTAGAACACTGATAAGTGCGACTTTGGTTGATAATGCCAGAGTAGTGAACTGGGCAAGCAAGACTTTGAGTTTCTGTAATTGCTGTGCAAACAGGGACAACAGGTTGTTGCATAAATCCACAAGCTGGGTCTTGAGGTTTGAAAGGACACCAAGCAACTCGGAGAGCTTCTTCGTTACTAATGTCGTGACATTGGAGATTGCTGACGTAGCCAGCAGTTGTAGGCGTGTAAGAACAGTACCAAGCATAAGAATTACTCCCTGTTATTAGTAGTAGAAGCCAAAGGTAGCGTAAATGTTTTGCCATAAAGTTTTTCGTACCATTCTGGGTGAAGTTTATACCATGCTTGTCTTGAAGCATCACCTACTGCACCACCAATAGGACAAGGTGAACCTGACATTTCCATCGCTTCCCATACAGCGTGGTCGGCAGCACAAGCAATTGAAACTGCCGCTACTTTAAGACCAGCATCGTGCAAGAATTTAGACCATTTTAATTTGACGCAGTTAGCATCTGTAATCATGGTGCCACCAGCTACAGAAAATACGCCCCCGTTGACAGCACCACTAACACCAATACCACAAACATCTTGTGAGAAAGCTGACATTGATGGAGCCATTGCAGAGGACACTGGTTGCCCTTTGTAGTTGATTGTCGTATCGTCCGCATAACAAAGCCCATAAGCTAAAAGGCCCCCAATAAGGAGGCCTGTTAGAAACAAAACAACACGTTTACATTCCGTCATTTTAAGTTTTCCAACTTGTAGATTAAAGATAAGAACTCACCAACTATTTCGTCTACAATGTTTTGTAGCGCTGTATCTGTCTTTTCAATTGCTTTATAACGATTTAACTCAATATAACGTAGTTTGTCAGCAATACAGTAAAGTGGCTCTTTATAAGTTTCTTCTTCTGTAAGAATAGGAATCTCTTTAATAATGCCATGACGGCCTTGATATGCCTCTGTAAGCTTATCTGCAAGCTCTGCAATATCTTCATAGAAGTGACCAAGGGCTTTATGTTGAGAGTAGCTTTTAGTGCGTAAGTGTTCTCGATGTGCTACGTCACGAGCCAAAAATAATGTTGCTATAAATTCACTAATCATCTCTCATCCTCAAAATCAACAATTCCAATTAAATCCTCATCGTAAACATTGCACTCAAGGCATACGTGAAAGTCAGGGTCTGCATCGTCTATCTCGTATGGCTCGCCACATTCACTGCAAAGCTTAAATTGTTTCATATTTTACCTACAAAAAAAGCCCCGAAGGGCTATGCGTACTTATTCTTAAGATACTTTAGTGTAAGAGGTAATTCGTCAAATCGTCCATCTTCCACATCATAAAGCATGTAACAACCCCTAAAATGATTGTTTCCTTGTGCGCCCAAATAATCTTCTTTATGTTCATAACATGACCCTGAAATAATAGCTGTCATCTCGGTTCCATCGGCTCGCATACCGTAAGCGACTTGTCTGCCTTTTTGGTGACCAGCAAAACATCTCATGTGCTTTTTAGTAAGTAGTGCAGCAGCAGAGCATACGGGACGGCCCATAGTGCCAGAAGTAAAATAATGGGAGTAAGCAATACCATCAATAGTAACAACTTCAAGAAACGGGTAAACTTCCCAATCTTGATAAGGTAGGTCATCGACAGAGATAAGGCCATCTAGTTTCCTATCATTATTAATTGCAGTTAAGATACGTTGCTCATGGTTACCAAGCGTCAAAACCATGCGAGGGCGATATGTTTTTTCTTTTAAACGTCTAGCTTTCGTATTAAAGTCATATAAAGGCTTCAGCAAGGCATCCATAGCCTCCCTAGCCGCCCAAATATCTTTATTGTAGCTTCTACCCTCAAAAGACTTTTTGCCTACGTCATACGAGCTTAAAGACTCCATATCAGCAAAATCACCGATACAGATAATTACATCAGGTTTCTTATCGACAATGTATTTGCCGATGCAGGTTAGGAATGTAAAGTCATTACCATCTTTAGCTTGAACGTCAGGTAAGACAAAGTGAGTTCTAGTGGGTTTGTTCAGGAAGCTCATAATATAACTGTAAGTCCTCATCAGAAAATAGCACTATTTTAGTACCATCTTCTAAATACATGATAAACTCATCGTTGTCAATACCTACCTCATCAATAATTTGTCCTGCCATTCGCTGTAAAAGTGATTCTACCGCTTCTTGGTCATCCATTATTTGTCAGCCTTGTGGTCTAGTTTCTCAAAAATACGATTTAACACGGCTTCTAGTCTGTCTAGGCGAATATCCAAGTCCTCTTTCCGCACATAATGTGTAGGTAAGTCAACTTCAATTTGCTTAACGTCTTTTTTAAGGTCTTGAACAGCATCCCATAATTGACGAGCAAACCAACCTAAAACAGACAGAACAACCCCAACAATAACATTAATTATGCCTTGGTCAGTCATGGTCTACTCGTATAGAATGTTAATTGAGCCAGCATCAAAAGCGTCTGTGCCATTGACTGTTGTAATTCTTAATCTATCTAAAGCGCCTGATAAGGTTACATTACCAGCAAATACTGTTCCGTTTGCTCCATTATCTGACATTACACCAGAAACAACCCATGTATTTCCGCTTAATAATGTAAATACAAAATTTCCAGAACGTGAGCTTCCAGCATCAGGATTTGCATTAACATTTATGCCTGAAGTGATAGAAGTTCCGCTAGTAACACCATTTTGAGAAAATCCAAAATAACCTGTTGTTTGAATACTTCCTGAACCCAATTGAGCAATAACAGGAGAACTGCCATTTGTTGACACTTGTGAGAACATTACAGTAATGCGTTTTACTGTCGATGGAATACTTGTAAAATCAGCAGAAGTTCCTGATGTTGTAATAACAGCAGTACCTGAAGTAATAGCAGAGCCACTAACCCATGTAGTGCCATTTGATTTTAATACGTTACCAGAAGTTCCTGGAGCAACGGCTTGAACTGCACTTGTTCCATTACCTAAAATTACATTATTTGCAGTTAGTGATGTAGAGCCTGTACCACCATTAGCTACTGCAAGAGTACCAGCAAGTGTAACTGCACCTGTTGTGGCAGTAGATGGAGTTAATCCTGTTGTTCCAGCGCTAAATGACGCTACTGTTGTAACGGCAGAAGGGCTAACTAACTGAAATTGTGTGCCATCGTAAACTACTTGAATTACTGCGCCAGATGCAATATCTCCAGCAGCCAAAGCTGTTGTGCCATTTTTAGTAATAGCTTTTGCGCCAATAGCATTAATGTTAAGAGTAGATGCGCCTGTGTTTGTAGAAGGAGCTAGGAAAAAGAAGCGTTGACCTGTTACATAAGCTGACATGCCCAAAGCTGCCGTAGCAGTCATTGTGTCAGTACCAGAAGGGCTTGTAAGGTACGTAAACGCTGAATCTTGAATTTGACCAGCTGTACCATACATTGTACGAACTGTAGCGTCAGCAACACCTGTATGAGCATAGCCACCCATAGGCAAGTTGCCTGTAGGAGTTGTTTGGCCGTCTTTAGCAATAGAGCCTGTTAAAGCTGTTGCCATGTCGTTAAGGGTGTTATTAGCCCATGTAGATGATATGGTTGAACCTGTTACGACAGGATTTCCTGCTGGCAGATTATACGTGCCTGTTCCGTTACGTGCCATTTATTGCTCTCCTTGATTTTGTGCTGGAAATGATAACATTCCACCTTGGATTAATTTCTTTAACATTTCACCCTTGGCAGAAGGCATTTTATTTGCCAAATCCATAAGTCTTGCAGCTTCTTGTGGGTTTAATAATGCTTCAGCAAGTTTTTGTTGCAATGCTTGATTTTCACCTTTCATTAAATTACTAGGTGAAAGTGCATTTGCCACAGGAATTTTATTTAAAATAGCATCCAATGTTTTTAATGTTAAACCTGTCATCTTTGGATTGGCAGATTGACTAATTAAATTATCCATTGCCATATTTTGAAATGTATTAGACCCAACACCACGTCCTAACTCTTGCATATTTGAACGTCTAGCTAAATCTTTACCAACATTAGTTAATGTTTCCATTTGTTTAGGAGTCATTAATTTTTCAATTGGTTGCTCAAAACCTGTCGCTTCTTTGACAGTTTGCAATGAATTTCTTAATGCTTGAGCATATTTAGCAGCAGTTTCTTTTCCTAAAGCACCAAAATCACTTAAAGCAGGGCTTATTTTTTCAATTAAATTTTGACCAACTTGCATTTGATTGATTGGTTGAGATAGACGAGAAAATTCAGACATCGCTTGCTTATATTCTGGAATATTCTTTTCTAAATGTAACAATAGTTCTGCTCTAGTTTGCATTGCAATCCGCTTTTCATTTGGACCTAGAGCATTTTCACCAATGCCATTAATTGCATCTTTTAAAGCTTTATCAATGTTTCCTAAAGCATTACCATTAATTGTTGTAATAGCTTCTTTAGCTTCTTGAGGCATTAATGGATGACCTGCGCCACGCTCACCTGCCGTAACAGTAAACGCCGTACCTTCTTGCCTTGCCAAATCTTTTGCTTTACTTAAAACGCCACCAGGAAGTCTATTTAAAATGCCTTGCAAATCTTTATCAACTTGAATGGATGTATTATCAAAAGTATCAAATAATGGCTTTGTTGCTTGCTTTCTAACTTTTTCAGCTTCTGCAATAGATGGAGCATCTTTAGCAATTCCTCTTAACGCTTGGCTTCTTGCTGATTGTTGCTCTAAATTTCTTAATGTATAAGCTTCTGGATTTGCTTGCATAGCAGCACGTTGCAAGGCTGAAATTCCCCCACTTTCTGCAACTTCAGCAGCAGTAGGTTTACTTCCAGCAATAAGCTCTTGAGCCATTCTTAATCTTTGAGAAACATTTGGTGCTTCTGAACCAACAGCAGATTGCAATGTTCGACTAACAACACGTTGTTTTCCTGCTTCAGTCAAAGGTTCAACAATTGCTTTTACATCTTTTGCTAAAGCAGAAGTAGTCGGAACAACACCACCCATTAAACCTGTAGAAATGGCATTTTCAAGTCTGCTTTCGCCTTCTAGTGTTGGCAAAGTTGCGCCATATAATGTGCCGTATCCAACACCACCTAAAGCAGTAGTGCCGCCAGGCGCAAAAGCTAATGGCAATGCAGTAGCTACATTACCTGCAATAGCACCTACAGGAGCTTCACTAGCAATAACACGATTTTGACGTATTTTAGATGTGTCATATTGTGGCATTGGTTTACCACGTTGTTCTACATCTAATGGGTTTCTAGCATGAGTTAATTCATAAGCGCCTTGTTTAACACCTTCTAACAAATTAGATGGAGCTGTCAATGCGCCTTCAATATTGCGAGATAACCAATTTTCACCTTGCAAGCGTTGACGCAAAGCATCGTCTTGAGCTTTTTGCGCAGTAAGTTTTTTATAATCAATACCACTAGAACTTTCTAATTTTGCTTCTTGATAAGCTTGAGCAACAGTATTAAATTCTGGCGTACCTTTTTTAGATTGATTTGCTACAATCCATTGTGCGTAATCATCTGCATTTGCCATATTATCTTCCTAAAATTGCATCAGCTTGTGAGCGTACATCACTTTGTTGTGTTCCTGTAGGCTGTTTCAAAAATTCAGGTTCAGAAACATTTAATCCAGCAGCTTTAGCTTTTTGATATAAAGTACGTGTTGCAGCTTGTAAGTTTTTAACAAAATCTGCTTCTTTTACGCTAGGGTCTAACGCACCTACAGATTCAGTAAGTTTTCTACCTTCAGCATCAGACAATGCACCCATGCCTTTAAGTGCAGATACCATTGGAATAAATGTTTGAGCTTTAAATGTTGCCAAATTAGCAGAAAAATCTTTAGCATCTGTGCCTGGTATTGAACCCATCCAGCTACTCATGCCAGTGCCACCTTTTCTGCCTGGATGACTAAATAATGTTTGAGCTTGGTCAAGCACTTGTTGAGCAGATATTTCGTTTTGAGCTTTTTGTTGAACCTTAACAACATCTTTAGCTTCTTGAGCTGCATTGTAAGGTTGTTGATTAATAGCTTGATTGCGAGGTACAAGTCTTGGTTTGCCATCTGGCCCAATAATTGAAACAAGAGGTTGATTTGCTGCATTTTGACCTGCTTGAAAGCCTTGACTAGATTTTTGCAATGCCATTTGATTAGCAAAATTCTTTTCACCTTGAGTAAGCTCAAAGCCTTGACGGTCTTTTTGTTGTAAACGTTGAAACTCTTGCTCATTTTTTGTTTGTTGCTCACGGAAAGCACGTTCGCCAGCAGTTTCTTCAGCTTTGTTAGAATACTCTAATCCGCCAACAATAGCTTTTTGCATCAATTCAGGATTGTTTGTTGCTGCGCTTAATTTCAATAAAGCCGCATAACGGTCATTGCCTGTAACAGGAATTTGACGTGCAGGCGCATTAACCATGCCCATATTAGGAGCCATCTCACCTGTTGAACCCATAACTGTTGTAGGTTGTTGAGGTGCTTGTTCTGTACGAGGCATTAAAGATTTTTGATATTCGCTTAAAGCATCAGCTAATTTAGCTTGCTTGCCTTTTGTATATTCTCCATATTGCTTCATAGCGTTTTGCTCTTGTTGACCAGCAACGTATTTATTCGCTAGGCCAGCCAATGCTTGCGTCCATGATGGTGCTACATAGTGGCCCGATACCATTTGACCTTGAGGCATTTCTTGTTGACGTAATGCGTCAGCAAATTTAAGTCTACGTTGAAGTTCAAGTTGCATCATTGTGTCGTCTTGAGGCATTTGTTGGTCTACATTTTGACCAAATTGAGGCATATAATCCATAAAGGCCATATTAAAAACCTCCTTTTAAATAAGCAGAGCCTAAAGTTCCACCAAGATTCATTAAGCCACCTAAAAAACCTCCAGAAGCTGCATTTTGAGCATTAGTATTAGCTAATTGAGAATTATATTGTGCTTGCGTTGCGCCAAGAATATCAGCGCCAGCCACATTAGCTTGTTGAGGTGTATTT